CTGGTCTCTAGCGTAGGAGGGTTCTATGAAAGTTATAAAAGATGATTATGGAAGAGATGTCTTAGTTGCTGATGAAGGAAAGGTTCTCCAAAGCGTGACAGATGGTTTTGTAGTTGGGCCAAGGTTGATACTTGGCTGTAAAGACTCTGAAATTCACTATCACGAGATTGATGAACCAGCTTCTGAAGAATGAGTTATCTTCTCCAGTACTTAGATGAAATCGAAAAAGGACGTATCAAAGTTGGGAAAGAGTTAAAGGTTGTTTTGGATAATTTAAGACAAGACTTAGAAAATCCAGAATATTGCTATGACCCACTACCAGGCGAAATACGTATCGATTTCATTGAAAAGTTCTGCAAACACACTAAAGCTCCATACTTCGGTCAGCCGTTCAAGCTAGAATTATGGGAAAAAGCTATATTAGAGGTCGCATACGGCTTCAAAATTAAATCGACAGGATTTCGTAGGTTCAACGAAGTTTTGCTTCTTATTGCACGTAAAAACGGTAAAACCACATTCATTGCAGGGATTGACTTAGCTGAGTTCTTTCTTGGAAATGGTGGTGTTGATATTGTTTGTGCTAGTAATACAAGCGAACAAGCGAACATCCTCTTTGAAGAAATCAACAATATGCGAGAGCAGAACGAAAGCCTTAGAGATGAGGCAATTTCAAAGAAGAATATCTTCCACATTTACAATCCAATAAACAAAAACAAAATTAAAAAGTTGTCAGCTCAATCTAGAAATAAGGATGGCTACAACATTGAAGTTGGTTGTATTGATGAAGTTCATGAAATGACAGATTCTGAAGTATACGATGCCATTAAGCAATCGCAATCAACTAAAGACGAACCATTGATTTTCATTATTACAACTGAAGGTACTACGGTGGGTGGGTTCCTAGATAAGAAACTCGAATACTGTAGGAAAATGATAAAAGGTGAGATTAAAGACATTAGAATCTTGCCATGGCTTTACACTCAAGATAGTGAAAATGAGATCTTTGAAGATCCTGAAACTTGGCAGAAGAGCAACCCATCACTTGGTGTTACTAAAAAGCCTAGCTACTTTGAGGACATGCTAAACAAAAGCAAGAATGACCTAGCAACTAAAGTCACTATGCTTTGCAAAGACTTTAATATTAAGCAATTAGAAAGTGGCTCATGGCTTACTTTCCAAGAGCTCAATAATGAAAGCAAGTTCAAACTTGAGGAATTAAAGGATAGCTATGCTATTGGTGGTGTTGACCTTTCGAGTACAACCGACCTGACTGCTGCTGTCCTTTTAATTATTAAAGGCGGAAAGAAATATGTAATTCCGCATTTCTTCATGCCTTCTGAAGTTCTAAACAAAAGAATAGAGGAAGACTCTGTGCCTTATGACACATGGCTAAAAAAGGGATTGCTAACTTTAACAGATGGTAATCAAAACGACTTTTCATTAGTCACTCAATGGTTCATTTCAATGGTTCAGAAATACCAGATACGACCATTGTGGGTAGGCTATGACCCATGGAATTCCCAATACTGGGTTAAGGAAATGGAAGATGCAGGTTTCAATATGGAAAAGGTACGTCAGGGTGTTTACACCTTAAGCGAACCAATGAAACAACTAGAAGCTGATTTGAAAAACAAACTCGTTAATTACAACAACAATCCAATTTTGAAGTGGTGCTTATCAAATACCCAAGCAAAGGTAGATATAAACGGAAACATCCAACCATCAAAGCTTAATTCAAAGTTCAAAAGAATTGATGGATGTGTGGCTCTAATTATTGCCTACGCAGTTTTGAACCGCTTTAAAAATGACTATGAAAACATGATTAGTTAGGAGGAACTTTATGGGTTTATTCAGTCGAAAGAAAAAAGTACCACAGCAAGTAAACTACGATACAAAGCTCCTACAAGCTACTTTGAATCAGTTTTCAGACTTTGGTAATAACATCAATAAAAGCGATGTTGTAAAAATCTGTGTTGATAGAATTGCTACTCATTCAGCAAAGCTTAAGCCCAGATACATTAAAAAACTAAATGACTCAACGGTAGTGGAAAAGAACGGTAGTCTAGCATTCTTACTAAAGTACCAACCTAATCCACTCATGACTCCATTTGATTTTATTTATCGAATAGTCACGTTGCTTTATTTAAATAACAACGCATTCATCTATCCAGTTTATGATAGTGTGACATGCGAATTAAAAGAGCTCTGGCCGATTAAACCAAACTCGGTGGATGCCCTTAAAGATGAAAGCGGAGCAGTTTATCTCCGTTTTTATTTTACAGATGGTAAGTCATATCTGCTCCCATATGAAGAAATCATTCATGTTCGTAGATTCTTTGGAACGAATGATGTCTTTGGTGGAAGCGGTGCGATAAGCGACCATTCTGCAATTCTTAGAACAATCAAAATAAATGATTCAGTTTTGCAGGGAATTGATAACGCAATCAAATCAAGCTTTCAAATTAAAGGTTTATTAAAAATAAACGGAATGCTTTCTGAAAAGGATAAAACAGCTCAGAAGGCAGAATTTGATAAGGCACTAAAAGAGTCAACTGAAAATGGTGGTTCTTCTATTGTGCCTGTTGATTTGAAAAGCGAATATGTTCCTTTAACGGTAGATCCAAAACTTACCGACAGCAACACGCTCTCATTCTTGCAAAAGAAAATAATCACTTACTTTGGTGTTAGTGACGCTATCTTTGATAACAAATATAACGAAAACGAATATAACGCATTCTATGAAGGAACAATTGAAGGTGTAGCGATTGCACTTTCTGAAGCTTTCTCAAAGGCGTTATTAACTAGAAGCCAATTAGAACGAGGGGAACAAATAGTTTTCTATTCTGAAAGACTTCAATACGCATCATGGCAAACCAAGGTCCAGGCAATTGAAAAGCTCATGGGTCTTGGAATTTTGTCATTAAATGAATCTCGTTCCCTTTTAGGTTTAGAACCAATCGAGGGTGGAGATAAACGATTACAATCACTCAACTATGTTGATGCTAACAAAGCAGACCAATATCAGTTAGGGGATAAGCCTAAGGAGGACAACAACAATGGCGAATGAAAAAATTAAAAAAGAGATTAGATTTGCTTCTTGCATTAAAAGAAGCGAAGACTCAAATCCTGATGAAGGGAAGATGATTGTTGAAGGCTATGCAGTAGTCTTTGATGAAGAAACCTTAATCGGTGATGAAGAGTATGGTTTCTTTGAAAAAATCGACAAAAAAGCATTTGAAGGAGCTGACATTTCAGATGTTCCATTCAAATACAATCATACCGACAACCATTTAATTCTTGCTCGAACAAGAAATGGTTCTTTGAAATTAGAAATTGATGAGAAAGGTTTAAAAATCAGAGCTGAACTCATCGACACCCAATCCAATAGAGATGTTTTCAAATCTATTGAAGCTGGTTTATTAGACAAGATGTCATTTGCTTTCACCGTTAAGGAACAAAGCTGGGATAAAAGTGAAAAGACACCAAAGAGAACTATTACGGCAATTGATAGACTCTTTGATGTTTCCGTAGTGGATTTGCCTGCCTACGATTCAACCAATATCGCAGTGGCTCGTTCTTTAGAGTATGCGGAGGCAGAAATAAAAGCGTTGGAGAATGCTGAAAACGAAGCAAGAGCTAACGTGATTCGCAAAAGACTAAAACTTAAAACGAATATCTAGGAGGTAAAAAACAATGAATTTAGAAGTTCGTAGAAAAGAAATCAATGACCGCCTTGCAGAAATTCGTGGTCTTGCAGAAAAAGAATCTGATGTCTCCAAACTCGATGAACTCGATAAGGAAGCCGATTCTTTAATCGCTGAAAGAAGTGCAATTGATAAGAAACTCGCAATGAAGCGTAAATTTGAAACTGCACCTATGGTTAGCGTTGAAACAAACCATGAGACTCAAGAAGCAGTCGAAGAGAGAGCAAAATCTCTCAAAGAAGGTAGAACGGTTACAGTTAGTGGTGGCACTGTTTTAGTCCCAACACATGTAGACCCAACTATCGCAGGTGTTCCTTACAGAGAAGTTTCAACTTTAGTTGATAGAGTTAAAACTGTAAATCTCGAAGGTGGGGAAACCTATAAAAAATCCTTCGTGAAAACTAATGGTACTGCAGGTTTAACAATCGAAGGTCAACCATACACTACAGCAGAGCCAACATTTGGTTATGCAACAATCACTAAGGTTAAAGTAACTGCATATGCAGAAATTACTGAAGAATTAGAAAAGCTTCCAGCTGCTCCATATTCTGCAGAAGTTCTCAAAGGCATCACAGTTGCTTTAAAGAAAAAGATCTCTCAACAAATCTTACTCGGTGCTGGTACAACCAATACCTTCAAAGGAATCTTCTCATCTGATGTTGAAGCCTTAGAAGATGTCACCGACTTAGAAATTGAAGAAATCAATGAAAACACCTTAACTGATATCGTCTATGCCTATGGCGGTGATGAAGAAGTAGAAGGTGGTGCTGTTTTAATCCTTAACAAACACGACTTACGTGCATTCGCTAACTTAAGAACTAACGAAGGACGTAAAGTTCACATTATCGATTACAAACAACAAACAATCGATGGCATTCCATATGTTATCAATAGCAATTGCAAAGCAATCTCTGACCCATCAACTGAAGATGGCGATTACTGTATTGCTTACGGTGCTCCTGAAAACTATGAAGTACCAATCTTCTCTCCTGTTGAAATCGCAAAGTCAACAGACTACAAGTTCAAAGATGGCATCATTTGCTATAAAGCCTCTGTCTTTACAGGTGGTAACGTAGTCGGTTACAAAGGTTTCTTAAGAGTCAAGAAGTCTGTTCCTACTCCACCAAACGGAAACGGTAATGGTGAAGAGGAAGAAACTCCAGAAGAAAACGAACATTAGTCGAAACACATAGAAGTTGGGGGTTAGGGCAACCTAGCCCTCCTCTATGAAAGTCGGATTTGGAGAATCTTAACAAAGAAAAGGAGGTATTGTGATGAGTGAAAACATGCTCGAAAAGGTTAAAAAAGCTTTGCTTATCCCTGTGTCAGAACACTATGCAGATGATGAACTTTTGATTCATATTGCTTCGTGCCGCCAGTTGCTGATAACTACTGGAGTTCCTCGTGAAACCGCTGAAGGTGATGATGATTCATTGGTACAAGCTTTGATTACTATATATGTGAAGACTAACTTTGGATTTAATAACAATGGGCAAGTTAAAGAACTCCCTAAGAGTTTCGATTTACTTCTTAAGCAGTTATGCTTGCATACTGTTAAAGACAATGGAGGTTCGCCTTCATGATAACTTTCCCTAATTCCGGCAATATCTCTTTATTCCTATTACGCGTTAAAACAACTGCTGATGATTTGGGCAACCAAGTCTTACGGTTGGTTGGCTCCAAAGGAG